CTGCGTTTTTGCCCGTTTGTCTTTTCTGCCACTTCCGGGTCTTTCATCGGATTGTGTTCACGCATTCTTTCTCTCTGCGCAAAGGATTTCATAACATTGTGTCTGGAGTATTGGTCTCTCAATTCATCAGTCCACCATTCACCAGACCCGCCGGCCCCTCCGCTGTATATGTTGCAAACACACTGTCCCGTTTCTTTGAGTTTATTAATATACTCAAACTCAAAATCGAAGGCATCCTTTTCGTCATCAAATTCCTTGACGATCCGACTGTCGCAGTTATACCGCCCAAGCATTTCCGTCAGCACTTTGTTTCTTTGGCTTCTGACTTTATACCTGTACCCGGTCCCTTTCCCTGCATAGATTATCTCCCCGGTATCGACGATATAAAACTCATAGACATAGTACATAGGGCCTGCCTCCCTTCGCCTTTATTATACCCTAAATTAATGCTGTTGTAAAGCGGATATTATCCTTTTGGATTATACTGTCATAAAAAAAGAAGCGCCCACCGGACTTTACCCGGAGGGCGCTATGCCAGCGTTCAGTTTAACAAGCCGTACTGGCCTTGAAAAGCGTTTTGCCGTTTAATCGATAAAGTTACCGCCTCGCCGTCCTGCGCTCTTGCACGACCTCACAGGGGCAAGGACAATGGTTGGCAAAACGCGAAGGTAATTCGGTCCGAGTACGGCACGTTGGCCTGTTTCTCGTTCTCGGACATATTCCCGGCTCCTTTATCTTTTTTGCCGATTATATCACCCCGTGCGGGGCGGTTCAATACCTTCGCATGGAAAGCTCCTTTCTTACCAGTGCCCGGCGTTGAAGCCGGACAGGTCATTCACGTTCGTTTTGAAGAGATAGTACATGTACTCGGCCTGTTTTTTGCTGTACCCCTGAGACAACATCCAGTTTATACAGTCATCCTTGCGCCCGTTGTTGAGCGCTTTTTCCCGGTAATAATCGGTAAACAATTCCGGAGATACACCAAACTCCCGGGCGGTCTGATACCTGGCATAGGTAGACTCGTCCATGAAGGAGGCAAAGAGGGCATCCGCGTCCTGCGGTCTCTCGCTGACAATGTACTGGTACTTCTGCCATGCCGTGGGGTTCTTGTTCCCCTCCAGGGGCTGTATCTCCGCAATGCCGTCCGATACGTGGAACCACGTTTCCGGGGATGCGCCGGCCTGCCATGAGGTGTACAGCTCGTCCATCTTGCTGGTGTTGCCGGTCTTCAGCTTTTCCTTCACGTCATCCGGCAGGGCGTTGTAGCTCCGGAGGATTTCCGGCATCCGGCTGTAGTCACGGCTGTCCTCATCGGACGCCGTGCTGTACATGGCCTTCGTTGCGAAGTAGCCGGGGATATCGGACAAGTTTGCAACGCCGTCGTAGTCGCTTTCGTACTTGCCGCCTCTGCCTTCCACGATGGCACGCTTTGCTTCCGCCGTTGCCATGCTCCGCATTTCGGAGAAGACCGCCGCCTTCTCCGCCGGGGTGAGCTGGCGGTACTCGCTGCTGTCCACCACGTTCTGGACAAGGTCATTGTAGCTCTGCCCGAAAGTCTCCTGGTACGTCCGCTTCTCTTCCGTGTTGAGCTCATACCCGGTATCGTCGTAGTCGAAGCTCTTTGGCGGTTTGTAGTCCGGATAGAAGTTGCGCTTCCCGGTGTCTTCGTAGACCTGGTCCAGAGCCTGCACCACTTCGCTGGGAGCGTACTCCGCGATCTGTCCGGGCAGGATGAGGTTGTTCAATGCGTTCAGGAAGGGATTGTCGTTTGTGACTGGGTTTCCGAAACTGTCCAGCTTCTCCGGAAGGTTCTGCCGCAGGCCGGGCGTGGCGTTCTGCACAGCGTTGGCGAATCGGCCCATGAAGGTGTCGGCGCCGGTGTCCCTTGTGGTGGGGTCCATAACCCGTCCGATCTGCTGCACAAGTCCGGGTATCATCCCGGTCACGCCGCTTGTAAGAGTGGATTCCGCAAAATTCCCGATCTTGTCGCCAAGGTTGTCGGAGTCTGCGTACTGCACCGCCTGCATGGCGGACTGCAACCCGTCCATCAGAGGCATCTCCATGAAGGAGTTGAAAGCGCCGTAGGCGTATTTGGCAGCATAGTCAGAGACGGAAGCGTCTCCGTCATCCTGAAGGTCGCTGAACAGGGAGCCGATGTCCATGAAAGCGTTCAGCGGTTCCGCCCAGTTGAGGGAGATGAGCTTGTCGCCTTCCTGCCAGTCCCTGTCACCGCCCTGGAGCCAGCGGATAGTAGCGTCAAGGTTCCACTGCGTTTCCCGCCTGCCCTCCGTCTGCCGGGCTTTGGTCACGTCATAGTCTTCCTCATCGTCGCTGCGTTTGATGATGCCGGACCGAATGAGGGCGGAAAACAGAATGGCAAGGGGAACGCCGGTAGCGCCCCGTGCGATCTCCATGACCGCCTTGTTTTGCCCGGCAAGGTCAAGGTTCCCGTTTCTGGACGCCTTCAGTACCTTTGCGAGGTCGACGCCGCCCTTGATGATCCCGGCCGGGGAATACTCAAAGGCCTTCACGCCAAGGTTCGCAGGCACGGTGGCGTAGGGCATGATAAGGTCGCCAAGACCGAATCCGCCGGTCCGCCGTGCGCCTTCCACGTTTCCGCCAAACCCGGCTACCCGGTTCAGAAAATCGTGTGTCGCACGTGCGCCCTGCGCCGCAAGGCTGTCGTTCTGGAACAGGCGGTAGTCCGCCAGCTGTTCCGCCACGTCTCCGGTCTGGGCAAGCGCCGCCTCGTTGCCGGCGTTCAGCCTGTTCAGCGTCTCCGTCGTACCGCCCTCGATAGCGCCGCGGAAGAACCGGTCGGACGTTGTAAGGCTGTAGCTCAGGATTTGTTCCAGCCGGGACATGAACCGCTCCGCCGGGTTGCCGTTCATCCGGTAAGCACGCCCGGAAGGATTGTACTTCGTCCCAACCGTACCCATGTCGATGTCCAGCGCCACTTCAAGGGCGCTCTTTTTCATGGCGTCAACGGCGGCTTTTCTTTGCCCGGAATTTGCCCATCTGGTGTCCACGGCGACCGCTCTCGCCCCGGTCTTCGTTCCAACAGCCCGGTCGATGACCGTGCCAAGGGTGCTCCCCACAAGGGCATCCATGAAGCCGAAGGTCTCGTTGCCGCCAAGGTTACGCATAGCGGTGGTCGCCTTCAGAAGCTGGGATATGATCTGGTAGGATTTCACCTTGTCGCCCACAGCAACGGGGACGTAATCGTGGGCAAGGCTCTTCAGCTGGGCGGCGGCGACATTGGACAGGTACTCCGTGCTCTGCCCCTTCAGCAGTTTTCGAAGATTGCTCCGGATGATAGTGCCGGTGCCGCGCTTCTTGCTGGTCTCCTCGATAAAGTTGATGAGGTCGGTGTTGACTTCGCCGGAATCCGGGTTCGCCTCGATGCGTTCCTGAATGCCCTGAAGGTCTTTTGCCAGGGGCAGGACATCGTCCATCGCCTTGGCCCTCGCTTCTTTGGTGATGTCCAGACCATCGATGTAGTCGGATACCTGGCTGAGATAATCCGTGTACCCTCTGGTTCTCTTCCCTCTCGCCTGCAACGTCCGTGCGATCTCTTCGCCGTGCTGTTGGTCAACGAGGCGCCATGCTTCGTAGGCGCTCCAGTCTCCGTTGGCGGCGGCGTCCTCTGCAAGGGCCTCCATCATGAGGGTGGACATATCCTGCTGTACGGTGGTCCACACCGGCACGCCCTGCATGTCTGCGATGGCCTGCCCGTACCCTCTGCCAAGCCTCTGCCCGGCGGAAGCCAGCGCCTCGGTCTGCTCCGGAGTCAGCTTGGAATTCGGCGCACTCGGTATGCTTCCTTCGTACCCGTTCTCCAGCGCAGTCCTCGCCTTGGATACGCTTTCCTCTTCGGACTGTGGGGTGTAGAAGATTTCCTGCCGGGATTCCTCCGGGGCGTTGAGCTTTTCGTCCATCGCCTGGATGGTGTTCGCCTCAGACTGGCTCCGCACCTGCCCGGGTTGCTGCTCTGTCGGGGGCGTATGCTGTTCGTTGTTCAGCACCGTCTCCGCAATGGGGGTGACAGGCGTGGCCGGGGTGGGGTTCTGTTGCGTTACGTTATACTGCGCAGCGATTCCCGCCGGAATGGCCTGGCCGGAGATCCCGTATGCGCGGTTTATCACATCCTGCACGGAGCCGCGCTTGTTCAGAAACTCGGCAAATGTCTGAGCAGCCGCACGCGGGTCAAGGTCACCGCCATGACCGACAAGGTCATTCAGGAAAGAATATAGGCTCGCCGCTCTGCTGTCGCTGTCGATCACGGTCTCAATGTCAACGCCAAGAGCATCTATGTATGCGTTGTACTTTTCCGAATTCGACGCGGTCTCAAACGGGGTAGACCTCTGCACGGTGCCGTAAACCTCGTCCTCATATGGGGCATTCCAGATTTCCCGCGCTCTGGCCTCAATGGCGTCGCTCTGGGCGCTTGTGGGTGCGGTCTGGGTTCCTGCCTGCCGCAGCGCCGGTTCGTTCGTCTGCGCCGCCTGTGGCGCGTTAAACTCGCTCCCCTGCTCCTGCTGTCCCTGCTCGTTGGCAAGGATGGTCTGGGTCAGGGGATTTTCTGCGCTTACGGCCTCCTGCGCCCGCTGTGCCGTGGCCTGCCCTTCCGGGGAGTTGGTGAGCACGTCGTTCACCACTTCGGTCACCACACGCTGGTTCAGCGCCGCGTTCTTCCCACGGAACTGCCCGTTCGCCATGCCAAGGGAACCCAGCACACCGCCGGAGAGAGCGCCAAGCTCGATCTGGTAGAGCACGTCGCCCCAGTCGATGTCCCGGTAATTCTCCCGCACGGTCTGATTGTTGTAGATGCTCCGTAGGATGGGGTCCGCAAGAGCGCTGATGCCTTCCTCTGCGCCCTCGCCCAAAGCACCGAACCCAAGCCGCAGGGCGTTCCGGAGGGCGTTGCTCCCGCTTCTCTCCGTCATCTTTCCGATGACCTTCTCCACCACATCGTCCGCCGCGCCTCTGCCCAGCAGGCCGGCCATGCCGTCGAAGATTTTTTCCGTAGCGGCTTCCACCGCACCAGAGGCAACGCCGTACTGCATGGCTTTGTAGGGGTCCGCCCCGTTGGTAGCGGCTTCTTCCGTTGCCGCACCGGCGGCGCTGCCAAAGAGATAGGCGGAGGACAGAGCCTGTCCGGCGCCGGGGACAAGGTTCAGCGCCATAGCCGGGGTCTGCTGTCCGATGGTGCCGGCAAGGTCGCCAGCCGTCTTCCATCCGCCGGTCATGTCTCCATACAGTTGCTGGGTCTCGTTCTGGAAATTCTGCCCGAAGTTGGTAGTACGCTTCAGCTCTTCCACTTTGGGGATCTCGTCGCCGAACGTCTGCATGTACAAGAGGGCATCGCCGCTCAACGTGGGGTCGTTCTGCATCCCGCCCATGGAGCCCTGCGCCAGATACCCGGCTTCGTTGATGGTGTTCCGGATGCCTCCCGCCATGTCGCCCAGATACCTGCGCCCGATATTGTCCAGCCCGCGCACCGTGGCCATATCCACGTCTCCGCCCATCTGAAGGTACAGACCGGCATCACCCGTCCAGTTGTCCGGGTTGGCGTATTCAGAAATAGGCCCGGTGGCGTTGGTGTTCCCCACGGCGCTGTCCAGCTCCGGGGTGCGGATGCTGGCAGGCCCCTCCGTGGCCGCGTTGGAGGAAGTCACCGTGGCAAGGGCGTTGGCGAATTCGTTCTCGCCGGAGGACCGGCTCTGGGTAGCGGTGTTCCCGGTGCCCCGGTACTCTCCGCCCGTGCTGCCAAAGGACTTCTGCTTGGCGGGGGTACTGGCCTTCGCCGCCGGCTGCTGTGTCCTCTGTAGTTTCTGCATTGCCATTGCTGGCCCTCCTTATCAGCGGTAAAGTGTCTTCCAGATGTTCCAGTTCAGATTGGCCTGGTTGATCGCCGTGTTGACGATGCTCTCGTCCACACGCTTGGCCTCCTGGTACAGAGCCTGCGCCTTCTCCAGATCGTTCTTCGCCACGGCCTCCCGGATGGCCTGCTGGTACTGGGCCTCCATCTGGGTGCGCTGGAAGTCCAGATCCGCCTGGGCGTCCGCCTGCGCCCGCCGGATGCTGGAGACGTTCCCCAGCAGGGCGTTGTTCTGGCTCAGTCTCGCCTGGCTCCCGGCCCCGGTGTTCAGCCCGGACATCGCCGCCTGCTCGTTGAAGTTCAGCCGGTTGATGGCGGCCTGCGTGTTGGCAGCGTCCACCGCGGTGTCGTAGGTTTCCGGCAGCCGTCCCGCCTCCCGGTCCAGCGCCGCCATGTTGGTCTCATACGCGGAGCGAAGGTTTTCCCTCGCCGCCTGTTCGTTGGCGTCGTACATGGAACGGATGTAGGCTTCCTGGCTGGTAGCCGTTGGCAGGATGGGCGCCGTATAGGAACGGCCTCTGCCTCCGCCGCCGGAAGAACCGCCGCCGCGGTAGTAGCCGCCGGTCCCGGTCCCGGCTCCGGTGTTGTCACCAAGGTTATCAAACCCGTTAGGGTCGCCGGTGGTCGTAGGCGTAACGCCGGAGCCGTTGCTCGCCCGGTTCAGATCCGCCACGGAGACATACCCGTTGGAAGACGGGGTGGTCGTCGGGGTCGTGACCGCCACGGTGCTACCGCCGCCTCCCATCGCATTGTTGGGCTTTGTGGTGATGACGCCGGTGGCATACGCCGTCTGCTTGGCGGAGGGCGTCGCTTTCCCGGTCTTCGCCGCCGCGGCGTACTTGTCCGTGGTTCCGCTGCCGGCGTTGTTGTTTACATTCAAGGCCTGCGCCATTCTCTTTCCCTCCTCACATAGTCACGACCATTTCCTTATGGTCGCCGCAAAGTGTCAGTGTCTGCAGTGCGTGGGTCGTGGGTGTCAGCAGCTTCTGCAGACTGTAGCCGCCGCTCCGGAGCCAGGATGTCGCCGTGATGACCTTGAAGGGCTTGACCGTCACCTGGTTGTTTCTTGTGTCGATGTAGATCTTCCCCGGCTGGGTCACCGCCGGCCGGTGGGTGTGCCCGGAGATGAAGACATCGAGATTGTCGATGTAGGCCGAAAACCGCTCGTTGCGGTTGATGCCCGCACCCGTCAACGCCCCGCCCCCCGCTCCGTGGCTCACCGCCAGAGTGTAACAGGGGCGATATTTCCCCGCTGTCCGTATGCCGTCCCGTTCGCTCTCGCCGAACTGGAGCTTGAGAAAAGCGATGTTCTCCCGGTACCGGTCCTCGATGTCCAGCTTGGCGCAGATGTCGTAGCACGGGGAATCGTCCACTTCCCGGCCCGACCGCCTTTCGTGGTTCCCATTCACCACGGCGAGACAGTGGGGTGCGATGGGCCGCAAAATCTCCGCCATCATCTTTTTCTGGGAGGCGGGTCTCATGGTCTCTTCGTACACGTTCGTAAGAGAATTCTTTACGCCGTTCGATATAAGGTCACCACAGAGGACAAAGTAGATGTCCTCCCGGTCCTTCACCGAATCGATGAACTGCATGAATTCCTGCTCCATGCACTCCGGAGCGCCAAGGTGAACGTCCGCTATGGGAATGATGGTGATGTCCTTCCCTTCCGGGAACTTGTGGACGATGAGCTCAAAGTCTGGGAGCATATCAAGCCCCCCTTAAACGTCCTTGTAATACTGCGCGGTAGAGATTCCGATGAGCGCACCGATGAGGACGCACACGGCGTTTGCGGTCTTCGCCACTTCGTCGGCATAAGGCCAGCCCCACACGGAGGCAAGCGCCACATAGAACGTGGCCACAGCCGGGATGCAGATGAGAGCGATCCACTTGAGGATGTCGTAAACATGGTTGGGAAGTCTCATGGTTTTGTCTCCTTTCATAGTGACCGCATGATGTATACGATCTGGTTGATGTACTCCATATTGCCCCTTGCGAATTTGAGACAGGACTGCGCCACGCCGTAAAGCTCGTTCACCTTGTCCTGCACTTCTTCGGGATCGTACCCGGCTTCGGTCAGCAGGCGCACCCGCTCCATCCCGGTGCCGTACTTGCCCTGCAGCACCTCGCATACCACCGTCGGGTCCACCACGTGGTGCGCGGGCGCGGGGCTGGCGTTCCCTCTGGCGGTCTCCAGCCATTCGGCATAAGAGCCTCCGTACTGGTCAAAGTCCAGCCCACGGCTCCAGCCGTTCAGCCTTCCGTTACTGGTGTACTGGTGCATCACATACCGGGAAAACGGAGCCACGCTCCCCTTCTGCCACGGGTGGTCAAGGAACCCGCTCACGGGGTTCATGTCCGCGTACTGTGCTACCCATAGCGGATACCCGGCGTCCGCGATAGCGGTGAAGTCCTGGGACTGGACGACGGACAGGGAGCAGTACACAAAGGGCTTCACCCCGGAGAGCTCATAGATCCGGTCGAGAAATCTCTTGAGATACCCCGTCCCGGCATGTAGGGCTTCCGCCTCATAGTCGGCGCAGGGGATGCCCTCCCCGAAGTAGTTTCTGGCGTTGGCCCACAGGAAGTCCGCTTCCGCTTTTGGGTCAGCCCCCACAAGGTAGTGGTAGAACCCCCACGGCTTGTCCAGCTTCTTCAGCGTCTGCACCCATCCGTCGCAGTAGGGATTGACGTACCCCACGCCCTCGGTGGCTTTCACGATCACGCCGTCCAGAGAGGCGTTCTTCCGGAACATCTCCTCCAGATCCATTCCTCCCTGGTGGGAGGCGATATCGATCAGATTCATCGGCATGGCGTCACCTCAAATCTTCGTGACCTGATTGGCCGCGTTGTCCCTTAGAAACGCCCGGTATGCTTCCCGGGCCGTTTCTCCTTTCTTTCGCGCTTCCTCCACGTTGCCGTTGATCTTCCCGCCCTGCAGGGCGATGCACAGCACGTCGCACATCTCGGAGGTGGCGAACATCATGTCCATGGAAAGGCGGCTCTCTCTGGCCCGCCGTTCCGCTCTGGCGTCCGAACGTTTCCGCTCCCGGGTGTTCCGGGTCTCAATGATGGCAACGATGACACCGAAGATCCCGGTAATGATGATGCTTATGATCTCCATACGCATCCGTCCTTCTCTCCTTTGTTTTATATAGGGGGCATTGGGCGCATCCGCCGCCCCCGGACAGTCTCCGTGGAGTGCTGTCGCCGTTGAATTAAAGTGTCCTTTAAGTTAATAAACGTTTTTGGAACCATTTGTCCTCGATTGGGCGAGGGTCACACCCCCCAGAAAATTCAATCATTTCGGGCTTTAATGCCACAGCTTGTTCAAAATTTGTGATGCCGTTTACTTCTGAAAGAATAACCGCAAATCCATAGCTCTTGATTTCGTCTACAACTGCGGCTGTGTATGTTGATGAATAGCAATAAAACTTATTGGCTTGAATATCTGAGGAAAGCGGTATTGCCCTTGAAAGAGTTTCCACGAATCGAGCATCCGGGTCATACTGCAAGATGCTATTGATGGCAGGAATACCACCACCGTTAAGAGCGTAGAATACTTTGCCCCTCATCCCACTTTTGCGAACAAGTTCTGCTATGGTGGCGGCACTTGAGGAAGGCGTTTTGACGTCTACATTTACCGCAAGTCCTGTGTTATATGCCAGTGTTAACACATCCTCAAGCGTTGGCATCGTCTGTTCACCGTAGATAGGGTCTGTAGAGAGCACTAATGATGTAAGCACTTCTGATCTTGTTTCTGCAATTACATAAGTTGTGCCATTCACTGAAATACTGGCATCATGGGCGCAAACAAGAACACCGTCAGATGACATACGAACATCCGTTTCGATTAAATCTACGCCGGAGAGATAGGCATTGTAAAACGACCCCAATGTATTCTCAGCAAGAAGCGACTGGCTATATTGTGGATTGTATACTCCCCTGTGACTTGATGTAAGCCAGTTTTTTCTCGGTTTCATTGTTCGCTGTGCCAACAGCGAATCTAATTTCTGCGAAGATACAGACCCGTCAACAATTGCGTGACCGTCAACCGCTTCAAAACTTTCAGGGTACCACGACAATTTTATTTCACCGCCGTTAATCACGGAATCGACCGGGAACTGCAATTGATAGTCACCGTTGCGTAATGTAGGCACTTTGTACCACTTATTTGGATAACACAATGACATACTTGTTGACGAAGATGTATAGATTCGGTAGTACGAAATAGCATTGCTATTATCTGTAATTTTTACCCACAAGTTATTTAATGCGGTAACGCCAGTGATTGGTTCCCAAAGTGCGGCAGACAGTGAGGCTGGTATGTTGATGATTTTTGTTTGCACTGCGTTACCTATTACGGTTTCTTGTAGTCCTTGAACGGTTAAAGCGGAAACATATTCGTATATATTTGTGACGTTTTCTTCGGGCTGTTTTGAAATCACGACTTTAAAATGTGTCCCGGCTGGGATGTACCATGTCCCAGTTTTCCAACCTGAATCAGAAATGAAAGCACCGCTTGTGTCAAGAGTATGGAACCCAGCCCTGTATCCGTTTTCTATAGTTATAATCAAATCATTAGGAAAAACCATAGATGTTGGCGACATGATGCGCTTATTATTTGGAGCAAACTTACCGCTCGACATGCCGCCAATCACAAAATTACTATACTGATATAGGGTTACGGTTCCTTTGTTGTTTTCTCCTGTTTCCGTTTTAAGGCAATCAAAAGCGCTCTTTAAATCAGCGACTTCCGCACCGACAGACCCGGCGGGGTAGGCCGAAGAGTCGCTATACCCAATATCGCCTGCATCCTCGTTTTCCCATTCGGTATCGTTGTCCGCGTTGCTCTTCTTCCGAAGCACCTGTCCCGTGGTGCCGCCGGAAGGTACGCCGAGACCATCCGCACCAGCAGGGCCGGTAGCCCCGGTGTCCCCTTTCGGCCCGGTCTCCCCTTGGACGCCCTGCTCTCCCTGCGGGCCCTGCGGGCCGGTGTCGCCTTTGGCTCCGGTCGCACCGGTGTCGCCCTTGTCACCTTTGTCGCCCTTGGCCCCCTGCGGGCCGGTGTTGCCAGTGTCGCCTTTCGGGCCTTGCGCGCCGGTATCTCCTTTATCGCCCTTGTCGCCTTTAAGACCCTGCGGCCCCGTAGGGCCAGTAGGGCCCTGCGGCCCCGTGGCGATGATTTTCGCTTCAATGACCGGAGAGACGTTATCTCTTGTAATGTAGATGTCCGTCATCAGTACGTTACCTCCTCCTCTATGGTGAACCGGGAAGGTTTGACAAGCGTAGTCACAGTGCCGTTTGCTCTCGTCACCTGTATATCGTAAACGTAGTCCATGTCCATTGTGAGATTGGCCGTGTCGGCGGGGGCGATGCCGATCACGGCAGCACCGTCATTAAACTCCGTCACGACTTTCTGGAGGGCGATAGCCTCATCGACCTCCGGCCGGAGCGTCATTGTTACCGTGTCGCCGCTTACAAACGGATCCGAGGTGCAGATCACGGTGATGCTCTCGCTGTCACCTCTGGTCATCGCCAGATTTGTCCCTTTGACTGTCATGTTTTATACCCCCTGATATACTTTCCCGTTCTCCACGGCGTAGCACCCGATGATCCGGGTGGGTGTGCCGTTCTCCACGACGTACATCTCCGTGATGGTGGAAGCCTCGCCGCCCTCCACCAGATGCAGAATGCTCATCGGCTCCCAGTGGGCGTACAGGGTGGTTATGTTCCGGTGGTCGGCGCCGGAGAACTCCGTCCCCGGTTCGATCTTCGTTCCGCCCTCGGCCTCCGTGAACCAGCCCGAAAACAAATAGCCGCTCTTTACCGGGTCAGGGGGGAATACCCACGACTCCTCCGCCGTCTCCGTTTCGGTCGTTGTGTCACCCGTCCCGTTGTTGTGGTCGAAAGCCACGGTAAAGGTGAACGCGTTGGACGTTCCCGTCCATGTAACCCAACCAATGTTTTTATCCGTGCCACCGGTCGTGAGCGAATGTTCTTTTACATAGAACGAACGTGTGCCGGTAACCTTTCCCCAACTGGTGCCCGACGTCCCGTCAAATGCGGCTCTTTCGTTTCCAAACGGCCCGCCGACTTTTCTGGCATACCCGTGTGCTTCTTCGTTTACAAGATAGACCGCATAACCCGTGTCAACGCCGTAGTCCCCGACATACTCGATTTGGTATGCTCCCGTCTCTTTATTCCGGTTGTATCGGATCGAATACGGAGAGCAGTAGTCCTTTACTGCCATCTACCTCACCGCCTTACTCTTCCGGCTCCGCCGCCGCCTTCACCAGGTAGATGCCGTCGTCGTCCCCGTCCTCGGGCGGCTCCGTCACCACATGGATCAGATCCTGCTTCAGAGCCAGCGCCGCCGTGATGGCTGCCGCCGTCATGGCGTCCGTGATGCCGTACCCCGCCAGAGTGGTGGCCGCGTCCGCCTTGCCCGCAAGGGTCGTGCCCTGACTGGCGATGTTGGCGATGTTGGCGTTGATGGCCGGCACCAGCGTGTTGTTGATGTAGTTCTGGATCAGAGCCGCCGCGGCGTCGAATTTGCCCTTCAGATCGTCGGCGGACAGGCTGTTGTCGATATTGGGGTTGTCCCCCAGTTTTGCGATGATGTTTACATCTTTGTCGAATATGCTGATTGCCATGTCATTCCCTCACTTTACATATCCCGTCATCCGCACCCGGATGTCCGTACCCAGAACCGTGGCCGTGGTGTTCGCCTTGTCGCTCTTGAAGATGAGCCGGTAATACCCGAATTTCTTCGCCTTCAGCTTGATCTTCTTCACCTGTGGCTGGATGTTCCCGGAGAAGGCCAGAGCGTTGAAATCCCAGGCGCCGAAAAAGTTGGAGCTCACGCCGGTGGACACCGCCTTGTCCGCGAATTCGTCCTTCCGGTCCGTGATCAGGGTGATCTCCACGTAGCTGTTGGTCTGGGGCTTCACGCTCACCCACAGCATGGAGGAATACTTCCGCCGGTAGTCCGCGTTGAAGTCCATGGCCCCGCTCTCCCAGTAGGCATCGATGGCCGTCCCCTGGTCGTCCCGGGCCAGTGTGGTCAGCTCCAGCACCGTGCCGTCACTGGTGCCGTACACCAGCCGCCCGCGGATGGAGGCGAAGCCGGTCACGTCTATGTTGTCGTACTTGTACCATGCGTCCGATGCGTAGTTGCAAACCAGCGCCCCGCCGTTGTAGGCGATGTAGTATTCCTGGTTGGCGTTGTCGTCGAAACATACGCTGTTCTCCGCGTTGTAACCCCGGAGCGTGGAGTGGATCCGGTCGGAGATCCGCCGGGCCTGCCGCTCGTCGGAGCTCAGATTGGAGGAGTAGGAGGAGTTGTTCCGCCATTCGTACAGCTCCCCGTTGAACAGGGTGTAGGGGCTGTTCAGCACCAGCTGCACCTGCCCCGGCGCCTCGTTGCCGATGCTCCGGTTCACGGGGATCACATAGAACCCCGCCGTCACCCGGCCGTCCTCCAGGGTGATGCTCCCGTAGGTGATGCTCCATGCGCTGTCCGTCTTGAAGGCCAGCAGCCGGGAGTAGTGCCGGATCAGCCCGGTCACCGGGGTGTTCTGCGCCCCGATGTTCGCCACGTTCAGATCCGGGAAGTAGTCCGCCCTCGGATTGCCGTCATAGTCCAGCCCGGAGTAGAACACCTGGTTGCTCCCGTCCCCGTAGAGGAACACCCGGCTGTCCTGCGTCCCGTTGAACAGCTCGGAGAACCGCATGGCCACCACCTGGGAGCGGAAAGTTTCGGATACGGTGTAAGTCACCTCAATGGTGTTGCTCCCGCTGGCCGGGGCCGTGCCGAACACCACCTTGCCGTCCGCAAGGTTCGCCGTCCAGCCCGTCATGGCCTCCCCGGTCGCCCGGTTCGTCACGGCGTTGATGGAGGCCAGCCCCTTCTCCGGCAGCTGGAGCTCCGTGGCTGTCCCGTCCGGGGAGAACCACACCCGGCGCTTCCCAGTGAGCTTGTTCACCTGCTCCAGCTCCGTGCCGCCGCCGGAAGGCGCGGTGGAGACGGAGACGATGGGCACATACCCCTCCACTGCCGTGACTTGGTTTGTCCCGTCCCATTCCAGAAAGTTGGTGCCGTCCAGAAAATAGGCCTTCTCGTTGAAGCCGAAGATGTGCACCTTCCGGTCCGTGGCCACGCTCCCGATCTCCCGGCTGGTGAAATTCGCGCCCTCGAACACCACGTAGGCCTTGCCGTTGCAGCAGGCCAGCACGTATTCGTTTCCGGCCACCCGTCCGCTCCAGATGCCCACTACGGGATGACCCTCGGAGAGCGTGGAGACCAGAGCCTGTCCGGGCCGTCGCTGCAGATTGCCGTCACGGGTCACCCGCCAGTTGAGGCACTGGGAGGCCTCCCCCATTTTGAGCTTGGTGTCCCCGTCCGGGTTCTCGTTCAGCCCCAGCCATTTCTTGATCTGGAAGATCTTCTCTTCCGTATTGACCTTGATCGTAGCCATATATCACCAGCTCCCGAACTGTCCGAACTCGATCTCCATCCCGGTGCATCCGTAGGCGTTCTCGATGCTCTCCCACTGGGCCGGGACGTTCATCCCCAGCCGGCGCAGCAGCTCTTCGTACCGCTGCTGGAAAAAGGAGGCCATGTTGTCGTTCTCGTCCAGCAACAGGGCCGCCGCCAGTCCGTAGGGCAGCACCGTCTGGGCCAGCGTGTCGTCGATGGCGATGTCGTCGTCCAGGCTCTCCATGATGGGGCAGACGGGCCGCTTGCCGGGGTATTTCTTGTTCCCGGTGTTGTAGGTGTCGGAATATTGATAAACCTCGCCACGGAGAGTATTGAGGATGTTGAGCGCACGGTTTTTGTATTCTTCTGTATCCGCCCAGTCGGTCTCGCCGCTGTCGGACATCTCGCCCATCAGGGTGATGGCGGCGTTGAAAATGTCCATCCCGGTGGTGCCGGAGCTGTAGGATTTTGCCATAGTCCATTCCTCCCATAAGGGATAGGGGCGGTGGTTGGCCGCCCCTATATTGGTTTACTTAGTCCTCGCTGCCGAGGACCACGTGGGTCGCGATGCCGGAATCCAGAGAACCGGACTGCACGGCGTAGGCGCGGATCACGGTGCCTTCGGTCAGGCTGCCGGGCTTGGCGCTGCCGTTGTAGGTCTTCTTGGTGGCAGATGTCTTGGGGTTGCTGCCGTCGTCGGTGTAGTACACCGTGGTGGCGCTGGTCGCAGTGATGGTGGCGGTGCCACCGGAGACGGCGATGACCGGGGTGTTGGCGATGCCAGAAGTGCCGTACACGTAGATGCCGTAGGCCTTCTGGGCCAGCACAAAGCTGTCGAACCGGACCAGACCCTCGATCAGGGTGCCGGCGATGCCGGGGGCCTTGTCGTTGGACCGGAGCATCTTCAGCTTCATCGGGTCAGCGGAAGCCCGCTTGTACTTGATCATGAACTCCACGCCGGCGGGCATGTAGCTGTCGGGCACGGCCACGATGGGCATTCCGTTGAGCTGGGCCACCTGGCCGTTGATGATGGCCTTGTTGGTGAAGCCCTCGTTGTACTGCAGCTCGGAGGCCAGCTTGGTCTCCACAGCCATGGACTCGGTCACGAAGCACACGCGGCCGTCCCGGGCGACCAGGTTGTTGTTCAGCACGCTGCCGCCGGTCAGGATGGCCCGGATGATGGTGCTGTTGGTCAGCGCGGTGCTGTTCACCACGGTGGTGCCGGCGCCGGCAGCCCAGCGCTGCAGACGGTCCTGATCGATCTCGGGGACCAGCTGCTCGTCCCAGATCTGCTTCAGGACGGCGTTGGTCTTCTTGATGAACATCTGATCCTGGTTGTTGGTGATGTCGATGGTGTGGGCGAAGCTGCGCTTCTTCGCCAGGGTGTAGGTGTTGACCTCATCGTCCAGCTCGGTGGGAGCGCTGCCGCCGGTGAACCGGTTGGCGCCGGTGGCGGAGTAGTTGTGCAGAGCGGCCTGCCCGATGGTCCACACCTTGATGGTGTTGGTGCCGTCCCAGTTGTAGTCGTGGCCGGTCCAGGCCTCGGTCAGGGACTTCTGGGTAAATCGCTCGTCCAGCTTGGACTCATATTTGGTAGCGAGATTGATAGCCATTTCATTTCCTCCTTATGGCCGGTCCCGCTCCTCTTTTTCAGTCCCCGTCGTACCAGGCCGCGTCAAATGCATCCAAAGCGGATTTGCTTCCGGCGGTACTCTGGGAGCCCGTGGAGCGGGCTTTGTTTTTTTCTTCCAGGGCGCGGCGTTCCGCGTCCTTCTTTTCCTGTTCCAGCTGCGCCTTGAGCTGTTTGTTCTCATAGGCGCGGTAAGCGTTCAGCAGGGTGTCTCCCTTGTGAACGGCGTCCCATACCTCTTTCGGCAGGGACTTGGGGTCTCTGGCCTGCTCGGGGTAGGCGGCGGTGAACGCCTCGATGTCGGAGCGCATCTTCGCCTCGGCTGCCGCCTTGGCGTCCTGCTCGGTGTTCCGGCTCTCCAGCGCCTTCCGCTGGGCTTCCAGCTCCGCGGCCTTCCGCTCGTTGGCCACGATGCCCTGGCAAACGTTGAGGGGCTGCCCCGTCCGGTTCGCCATGATCTGCGCCCTGGTGTTGTCCACCAGCTGTCCGAAGGTCATGCCCTGTTCCTTGGCGATCTCTTCCAGCCAGCGCACGCTGTCGGCGTTGGCGGTGTGCCAGTCCAGGACTTCCTTGGCGGCGTCGTACTTCTCGCGGATCCGGTCGTAGTCCATGCCCTTCTGGGCCAGTGCGATCACTTCCTCCCGGTTCACGGTCCGGGTCTCATCCAGGTGCTTCAGCTCAAAGGACTGGTCTGTCTCCTTGGCCTCTTCCTGCGGCTCGGTCTCCGTTTCCGGCTTCTGTTCCGTCTCGGTCTCCGCGGGCTGGTCTGCCTTCGGTTCCTCGGCGGGCGCACCTTCCGCGTCCCCGTCGTCCTCGTCCACCAGGCCTTCCATCGTGATGTCGTCCCAGTTTTCGGGGTCGGTAGTGACTTCGGTGCTGACTTGGATCTCGTCCATGATTCGTCCTTTCTCCCGCTATGGTCGGCGGGACTGGATTTTTGATTTATTCAGTTAGACCTGTTCGGTTTACCTGCCTTTGCAATTCGCTGTATCCCCGCGTGGTGGGGATGGGTTCCTGCGCCCCGGTGTCGATCAGCTGGCCTCCGCCTCGGGGCGGCATGTTGGGTGCGCCCTCTCCCCCTTCCATGCCCGGCATCATTTCCGGCATGGGGGGCGCGGCGGGATGGCTGTACTTGGCCATCAGCTCCGCACGCTTGGCGATGTAGCCCTCCGGGATGCGCTCCAGATAATCCACGATGTCGATCTTGTCCTGGGTCAGCAGGTTGTCCAGCGTCTGGGTGCTGGCGATCTCGGACCAGTAGGCGGAAGCGCCCACGTCCAGCCGCATCACCATGGGGATGTCCTTCAGCACCGAGAAGTCGAAGTCCACCACCACCGTCTGGTCCTGGGGGATGCCGGCGTACTGCGCCATCTCCGGGTCCACCATGTCCACGGCTTTCACGTCCAGCGGACGCTCGCCGTAGTATTCCGCCATGAATTCCAGATAGATCCGGCCCAGATCCTCGATGCTCTGGTACAGGTTCTGCTTGGTGATCTCCGAAGGGATGGACGCCGCCCGCTGCAGGGCGATGATGGCCGACGTATTATCCGGCCGTGTGTCGCCCAGAGCCGCCGCCGTCGCGCCGGTGAAGGTCTGGGTGTAGTTGATGGTGGCGTCGATGAACTGGCTGATCTGGGGAGAGACCTGCGCCGGGTCGATGATCCGGGCCACCTGGTTCATGTCACCGCCGTTCACCCCGATGGCCGCCCCCACCTGGTTCGTCCAGTTGGCGATCCGCGTCTTGTCGTAGACCACCTTGGGGTACGCCGTGGTCATGGTGGAAATCTGCACCATGGCGAACATCTTGTTGATGTAGATCTGGTTGGGGATGAGCCCCGTCACCAGCGCCTGCCCGTGATAAGAGTCCTGCACGTAGTCCCACGGCACCCAGGTGATGGGGTACAGCCGGATGCCCAGGTCCCATTCCTTCCGCACCACGGCGGTCTTGGTGACCTCGGCGGCCCAGATGGTCTTGGTCTTCCGGTCCCGGCGGAGCCGAAGCACCACCGTGCACCGGTCGTCCACGTAGGACTCCATCAGGCTCTGGTTCTCGTCGTCGTCCGGCTTGATCTTGT